GGCCAGCTGGTTCCGCAGGCTGGTGTGCACGTCGGCCAGCTGCTCAGCCGAGATCTGCTGGTTGGCGTAGGCGACCTCGGCGTCGATCAGGGTGCCGGTCACGCCCTCGAGCTGCTCCTGCAGATCGCGGCCGGCCTCGGTGGTGATGTCGATGTCACCGCTCATCTCGACCGCCTTGGCCCCACCATCGGCCAGGCTGGCCGCCAGGTCGTCGGCACCGGCGGCGATGTCCCGGAACAGTTGATCGGCGGAGAAGTCGAACATGCCGCGCAGCTGGGCCTCGAGCTCGTCGGCCGACTGGGTGACCAGGTCGATCCCGTCGGCCAGCTCGCCGCTGGCGTCGGTCGTCTCACCCATCTTGTCAACGGTCGATGCCAGCTTCGGGGGCAGCTCGTCAGTGGCGCCGGTCAGCTCGTTAATGCTGTCCTTCAGGGGCCCGAGCGGGTCGAGGCCCACCCGCTCGGCGATGTCGACCAGCGGGCCACCCAGCTTGGTGGCCAGGGTCTCACCGAGGCTGGCGGCCTTGTCCTTGACGGTGTCCCAATCGGCATCAGCCAGGGCCGTACCAAGGTCGAGGGCGTCGGCGGCGGTGGTGCCCAGCTCGTTGCCCAGGTCAACCGCGACCTTCTTGAGCCGGTCCATCCCGGTCGCCGACTCTTCGATGCTGGTTGCGGCGTCGGACGCGGCGTTGCCCACGCCACCGATTTCGTCGGCCGTGGTGAACAGCTGCAGCGCAGCCTCCCGGGCCTCGTCGCCGAGCAGGCCCATGTTCCCGCCGAAGATGGCCGCCGTCAGCTGGGCCTGCTCAGCGTTGTCATCGACGGCCAGCAGCTGGGTGGCGATCTCCGACACGGCACCGGCCGCCAGTGGGCCACCGCTGGCGATGTCGTCCGTCATCTGCTTGGCATCGACGCCGAGCTGCTGCAGGGCATCGGACGCACCGCCCGAGATGATGGTTTCGTTCAGCTCCTCGAACACCTCGCCGGCCTGGTCGACCTGCGGGAAGATGCCCTGCTCGACCATCTGCCCGATGAGCTGCAGGCCCTTCGGACCGTCGATGCCCAGGGCCTTGATCGCCGTCGAGAACTCGTTCGTCAGCTCGAGCATCTCGTCGAACTGGATCCCGGTCTGGCGGCCCAGCTGGAACAGGAGGTTGAATCCCTCCTCGCTGTTCTTGACCAGGCCCTGCGACACGAGCTTGTCGACCGTTGCCACCGAGGTGGCCAGGTCGGTGCCGAACACCTGCTCTAGGGCCAGGGCCTGGCGGGTGGCGTTGGTCAGGTCGAGGCTGTCGTCAACCCGGGACAGCTCCCCCTGGATCAGAGCGGCGGCGTCCTTGGCCCCGGTGAGGCCGTCGGACAGGCCGGAGCTGTAGGCCTCACCACCAGCCACGCCAGCGGCCTGCAGGTCGGACTCGCTGAGGTTCTCCCGCAGGCCCCGGATGGTGTCGGCCCGGCCCGACGGTAGAGCGTTGTTGAACCCCTCCAGGAACGACTCGCCGAACACGGCACCGACGGCGCCAGCCGCGGCAGCGTACGGGCCAGCGGCAGCCAGGGAGCTAGACAGCTGCTCGGCCAGGGACCCGCCCACGTCGGACAGGTCGGTATCGGCCAGGGCCCCGGCGATCCCGTCGGAGCCGGCTTCACCGCCCCGGGTCAGGGCATCGCTCACCTGGTCGTCGAGGCGCTGCAGGTCGGAGGCCTGGGCATCGATCGGGACCGAGCGGCGGCGCTCCAGGTCGTCGGCGATCTCCGCCGCCCGCTCCAGGTCCTGGCGGCCCTGCACCTCGAGCCGGACCGTCCGCAGGCGGTCCATCTGCTCCGACAGGTTCAGGGCCTCGGTCAGCTCTTCCTTGCCGGCCACCGACAGATCGATCCGGGCCTGGAACCCGCGGAGCGACCGGGCAAGCTTCTCCGCCTCGACGATCTGAGACACGTCGGTGTCGATCGTCATTTCGGCGGTGAGCCCGTCGAGGGTCTTGGCCAGGTCGATCGCCTTGCGGATCTCGGTGGTGTCGAGCTCCGGGGTCAGCGTGATGTCATCGGCCGACTTCTCGATGTCGTCGATGGCGGCCTTGGCCTCGCGCCGCGCCGCCCCGAAATCGCTTTCACCTTCGATCTTGACGGAGATGTTCGCGTTCCGGCCGGCCATGGGTTACAGCGTCATCCCTTCTTTTTCTCGGAGTTGTTCATCCACATGACCAGCAGCTCGTATTCGGACCAGGGCAGCTCGGCCGCCTCGGCCCACGTCAGGCCACCGCGGAAGAATCGGACGAGTCGGGCCCGGGTCCAGATGTCCTCGGCCTCGTGCTCGCCGTTCCGGCTTTTCCCAGCAGCCCCCGAACGTGGGCGCTCCGCAGGGCCGCCTCCGACAGCTCGTCGTACTCGTCGAGCTTGGCGTCGGGATCGGAGCGGCGAGCCTCGACCCACAGCAGGTAGGCCAGGATCTCGTCGGGGAAGTAGCGGGTACCGTCCCGGGCCACGATCGCCGTAGGCATCGGCCCCTCCCGCTCGGCGGTGACGTACTCCCGCAGGTACTGGAGCAGGTCACCGAACGCCGTATCGAAGTGGCGTTGCACCTCCCGCCGTTCGGTGGCGTTGAAGGTGCCGGCGTTGAGCACGAGCTCGGGCGCGGGGGTGGGGTCTGGCTTGCGAGTTGGCACGGCGGTCCGCCCTTTCAGAGGCCGTTCTTGCGGATGGCGTCGACAGTGCGACGCAGGTAGAGGTCGATGACCTGCTCGCGCCGCTGGTCGGCGGCGTCATAGAGGAAGGGGTTGGCGATCATCCACCCGCCCTGCGGTCGGGGGCTCCCGGGGGAACCGTGCCCGAAGTGAGACGGCCCAGCCCAGGGAGTGGCCGGTGTGCCGAACAGCACCCGGGCCACCCCCTTGCTGGCAGTGACTCTCCCCGTCCTCTGAACCCTCGATGACCGGCTCTTCGGCTTGGCCGCAGCCGCGACCAGCTCGCCCGCCACCTTCGCCACAGTGGCGTCGGTGGCATCGACGGCGAGCTTGGCCAGGGCCCGGTCGAGCCGGTCGGCCCCAGCCACGATCAGGCCGGGACGGTGTGACCGGCGTAGACGGGCGTGCCGTCCATGTCGTAGATCGGGATGCCGCTGATCTTGAACGTCAGAGGCACGATCGAGTAGCCGTTCACCTCGGTCGCCGTGATGAACGGAACCGGCGGAATCCACACGGAGCCGGACATCTCGGGGTTGGCGGCCGACGTGGCACCGGTGCCCTTCGGCAGCGCAGCGAACGAGTGGACCGTGTTCACCAGTGGCCGGAGCTTGTTCCAGGGGCCGGTGGTGCCATGCGACCACACCATCTCCAGGTCGAGCTGCTCCACCACCTTGCCGGGGGCCTCACCGCCCGGGTTGCACAGGGTGGCCACGTCGGTGAACGACGTCGACAGCGAGTGCTGGAACGAGCGCAGGGTGCACTGGAACTGCAGGGGGTCGGTCTGGTTCCAGTCGATGACGAACGACATGAGGTCGAACTTCAGGGGCGACAGGCCGGAGCCTACGTTGATCAGGGGCATTGCTGGTTCTCCCTACGGGATGGATGGGGGGATCTTGGACACGGGGACAGCCAGGGGGATCCGGGCCGACCAGACACCGACGGCGGCGTACTCCTCAGCCGTCGGGGTGAGCACGTCACCCGGTGCCGGCCGGAACCCGCCCGACTCGACATCGGCCGCCACCGCATCGGCCAGGCCGGCGTGGAGGCGCTGGAGGGCGTCGAGCACGATCTCGGCCGACGCGTGGACACCGGGGTCGCCGACGACGAGACGGACAGCGAACCGGGCCGTGAGCTGGCTCAGCGTCGACAGGCCCCCGGCGTTGCCCGGCTCCAGCATCACACCGTTGTCGCCCCACTCGATCACGACACAGGGCAGGGCGTTGAATCCGGCCGGGGGTGAACTGTGGACCGGCATCGTGTAGCTGAGGTCGGGCACGCTGAGCACGGCCTCAACGGCGCTGGCCAGGATGACGGGCCACTCAGCGAGCGTCGGCATCAGTAGGGCAGCTCGAGCCAGTCGACGAGCATGGCCTCGATGTCGGGGTCGATGGCCTGGGCCCGGATCACACCGGAGATCTCCGACGAACCGAGCACCCCGTCAGGCGACATCGGCCGCCTCGCCCACCTCGTGGCCTGCATGATCGTGCCCAGCTTCACCCCGGCCGGGATCGCCACCGGGGTGCCACCGGGGTCGGGGTCGCCGTTGACGTCGATCGGGCGCACCTGGAAGTTGGTCCGCTTCGAGATCTTCTCGACCGCGACGTCGAGGCAGAGCTGCAGCACCTCGAGGTTCGTGCGGGACTGGCCGCCGGCGCCCGGGTAGTTGCTGATCGACTCGGCCCACCGCTGCACCTCGTCGAGCGTGGGCCAGGTCGGCCGCACGTTGTTCGGGGTGAAGTAGACACCAGCGGTCAGAGCATCCGACGCCGGGATGTTCGGCATGGATCAGGCCGGCTCGGCGGTGGCCTTGCGGCCCTTGGTGGTCCGGTCGATCGCATCGGCCGGGGTGTCGACGCCTTCGGCCTCAGCGTGGCCGAGCGAGATCAGCGTGGCGGCCTCGTCGTCGGGCACGTCGATCGTCTCGCCGGGGGCGGGCCAGTCGACACCGTCGCGGGTGCCGGAGATCTGTCGGCGCATCGTCACGATCATGGGTAGTACCTCTCGTCGGGTTGGGGGTTGTTGGTGGTGGTGGCGAGGGCGGGTCGCCACCACCACCAACGGCTAGGCGTGCCGTCGCAGGTAGTCAGCAGCGGCTTCGAGTAGGGCCGGGTCATTCTGGAAGTGGCCGAGCCCCGGGTTGCACCGGTTGCACAACAGGTCGCGGACCCCGCCGGTGTCGTGGCAGTGATCGACGTGGAGCCGGCTGGCCGACTTGCGACCGCCAGGTGGCGGAGTGCGTCCGCAGATGGCGCACCGGTTGCCCTGCTCGGCCAGCTTCGCCTCGTACCACTCGGGCGTTACCCCGTACTGGCGGAGGTTGTTGCGCAGGTTGACTGCTCGCCTTGACGGGTTGGCATCGATGCGCCGCGCCGCGTTCTTGCGCTCCTTGGCTTCCGGGCGAGCTTGCCGGGCCCGGGCCGCCGCTTGCTTATGCGGCAGCTGCCTGTTGCATGGCCGGCTGCAGGTCTGCTGGCTTGCCCGATAGGGGGCGAACATGGCGCCACAGATGACGCAGGCCAGAGGGGCCAGGGAACGATCGGCTCTTGAATGGGGCTGCATCGCCTCATTCTACGTACAATGCGCTTCCTATTTTGGCCCCTCTGGCCAGGGGATCAAGCGGCGTTGCCGATGTAGTACTTGACAGCCCCAGAAGTATCTGCGAGCCCGCCGTCGGCCCGGAGCACGGCCTTGAAGGTGGCCAGGTCGGCGTTGAAGGCGAAGTCGTCGGACCGCTCAAAGCGGATGTCCTTGACCTGCCGGTAGAAGTACCGGCTCATGTCGCCGAACAGGACCGACCGGGCCGACAGGGCCACGGCGGCCACGTTGGGGTCGGTGTACAGCGGCTTGCCCAGCAGGGTGTCGGGCGAGCCGGCCTGCAGGGACGGCTGCCACAGGAACTGGCCGGTGCCGGCGCCCTCCCGGAGCTTGCGGACCGAACCGAGGGTGGCGTCACGCATCAGCCAACCACAGCCGGGGCTGTTCCGGTAGGGGCTGATGACGCTGTGGAACAGGTCGATGATGTTCTCAGCGGAGAACGCACCGGCCACCGAGGCCGAGCCGGTCACGCCGAGGGTGGCGGCCGTGGCCACACCCTGCGGCTGCGAGGTGCCGGTGCCGGTGATCAGGCGGGTACCGACGGCGTTGCCGACGGCCCGGCCGGCCTGCATGGCCAGGTAGCCGAGCAGGTCAACGTAGGTGTCCTCGAGCAGCTCATAGCTCACCTGGATCAGCACGCCGTACTTGTAGGCGCCGAGCACGAGCTGGTTGAACGCCGGGTCCGACTCGGTGATGGCGACACCTTCAGCGATTTCCGACGTCGCGGTGGAGTGGGCCGTGGTCCGGGGGATCGGGATGTTGTCGCCCTTCTCGGTGAAGAGCGTCGTCGGGCCGGCCATGAGCACGCCGGACACATCGATCATGTGGTCG